GCATCCTCACAGCTAGCGATTAGGCTAGCTTTCGCAGGTCCGAAGACCAGTCGAGCAGCAGGGATGCCACTCGACTCCACCCATCGTTATGCTGAACGCAATGGGACGCTCTTGACGCTCATAAACGTCGAGTGTGTCAGTTGCACGAAGCGACTGATGGAACCACTCGAGGAGTCCTCGCTCGTCCCCGCGCTTCCATGCTTTCGCATGGGCGCGAAGACGAGGGTACCTCCGCTTCCAATTCTGGTTCGAACGATCATAATAGACCGACCGATCCATAATTGTAGGCAGGAAGGTATCCTTCGCGAGAACACCAAGATCGGCTGCCGTACCATTCTGCAGTGCAGTATGGTTTGGGAGCTTGATCACACGATCAAGCATAAAATCGGCAGACCGGACCAACCTCCAGAGACCAGAGTGATAAGCTCTGTTCCGGAAATCGGTCAACTTCGCAATAAGCGTTGCATCGCGGCGGGACGTAGGTACGTCCGCTCGGAGTCTGATTACGGACACATCTGTGCCCGCATACCAGTCTGTGCCACAAGATTCTCTGAACAAACCTGTCCAGAAAGACTTGTTGCGATTCACCTTGAAGTCTAAAAACTCAAGGTCCGAGATAACGCCACCAGCCATGTGCGCGGGGACGACGATGTCGTCACCGTACACACTTACCCTCCCCGCAAGATTGCGGGGGCTGGAGATGCGACCTTCCGCCTCCCATACTCGACCGACGACGACGGCCAAAAAGACCATCGCTTCGATCGGAAATGTGAGAGCGGAGCCCATCGATGCAAACTTCTCAAGTGAAATAACTTCACCTGAGACGTTCGCAGCCCTCGAACGCGTAGCGTCGAGAAAATCGAGGACATTCGGCCAGCCTTTAAATAAAAACTGGACGAGATCCCACGATACGCGATCAGAAGCTTCACTCAAGTCGAGTGTCGCCAGATCGCCAGACACCGAAGCCTTTTGGGCAAGTGCCTGATTGCGAGACTGATCAGTAAAACCGATCAAGTGAGAGAGATCCGAACTTTCGACAAGTTCATAGATCTCTCTCTTTAGAGCCTGCTGTGCGTATTGCACAGTAGCAGGCTCCATCGCAATGATTCTCGGACCCTTTTGGGTCTTGGGGACAGTGATCACCTTTACGGGGATCTCCTGTTCGATGGACTGGAAATCATGGTCTACCCAGGATACGATAGTATTCTGGGAATACCGCCACCGGGGGAACACCTCATTGAGGCGCTCCGGCCAGTAGTGGAAATCCCACTTCTGATACGGCGTCAAGCCGTCAGCTGTGGAACCTGGACCATGATTCGGAACAAGCTCAAAATTCCTGATCTTACGATCGAGAGTTGAGAGCAGTTCCGAGTACAGGAGCACGAAGGCTTTGCGAACCTTCTTCGCCACCGGATCCATTTCGGTCCAGTGGCTACGCTCAAGTACTCCCTCGGTCTCGAGGTAGCCGTCGAGAGCAGCCCGCACCCTTTCGGGGGCAGGGTCTCTCTCCACCTTCTGAGTAAGAAGGCAGACCTGACGTATCGCAAAGATAGCGTCAGTGGACGGCGAATCCAAGAGTATTCCAGAGGGGTGGAACACAAGCGTGAGGAAACCTCGTAGAAATACGGGGAGACCTCCGATGTACTTGAAACCAAGCACATCGTGACGCGGCCAGACTCCGTCAGATAGGCCTTTCTCAAGGGCCTTGGCGAAGTTTGGGAGGGTAATCGTTGAGAACGAATCACCCTCGTGTTCCCAACGAGACGTGATGCGAGAAGCATCCCGTCCTGTTTCGGCTGAGCAAAGTTGTCCTACATCTTGTAGGACGGAGAGATGGAGAGTTAATAGGCTTTTCATGTCTCCCGACTAGGGGTAGGCATTCCAGCCTAGTACTCTATGACCGTGGAATACGCGTAGACGCGAGCGTGAATGCGCCGATACTGATCGAGATCAGCACGACGATTCCGCACACGACAAGCGCTTCCATGCCACTCATCGCTCTCCAGCGAGAACCTTTTTGAGGTTCGCGTTGGTGCTGGCAGTAAGCCAGGTAATGAGTGCTGCCGCCTGTGCCTCCATTTCAGTACTCGTAAACCCCGAGGGGAACGAGAAGGAAACGGTGACAGAGGCCGCGACGCGCTGATTGACCGCCGTGAGGGGGTCAGCAGCGATCTTCTCCTTCTGGAGAGAGACAGTCGCCCGGCGACGTGCATCCTTTCCGGTAACCCTCTGGGTTCCGAAAAGAGTCACGCCGTCGGCAAGGGAAGAATAGACGTTCGTCTCAGGACGAGCGTCTGTCTTCGGCAGAGAAATGGCCGTACCAGAGATGGTAACGGACTGCGGGTCAGCGAGCACTAGGCCCTCCAGGATATAGTTGTGTTAAGCCGCGAAGCCAGCGGTAAGGCATGATTTAACGCCGGGTCTTTGTGAGACCAAGCGCCAGGAGGATGGACTGCTGCCAGGTATTAAGCCCGGCAAAGCCCCCCACCTTGAACCCATAGGGGTTCGCGCGCACGCGCTCTTTTCTCTCGAAAAGATACGCGGCAGAGATGCTAGCACCATTGGTGGTAGCACTCGCGAATGCAGTATCAACACGTTTCACACGAGTGTGAGACATGCCATACGCATACTGCGCGTGAACGCGGTCATCTTCTAGGGACTCTGCAGTCTGCAGAGCATCGCCTATTCTTAGGCCCCAGTCGATGAGCCACGACCACGGTGCGAGTTCCCAGAGTGTAGCCGGAGTGATCCGGGTATTCACTAGGGAATCCAGACGGGACAGGTAGCTACTTGGGTCATACCCAAGCTTCGGCAAAAGGAAGAAGTTGGCTTCAAACCAATTTCTCCTATCGACGATAGCTACTGACTGCCCTTGGAAAGTCTGGAGACCGCCCATATCCACATAATCGGGATAGAGCCGCTTCATCTCCTTATAGGGGATAAAAGCGCCAGGCGTTCCACCGACACTAATGGACATAAGTTCATCAGTGACAGTGGAAAGCGTGGGATCCTCCACCTCCCGATATCGGTGCACCGGTCCATAAGGCCGGCTGATCGACTGCTGAGCACTGTTTAGTGCCTTCACAGCGTTCTGCAGATCGTTGAGGAAGGGTTTCCACCCAAACTCAACGTTCAGGTAGTCCGAGCCAAGATCTTTGAAGAAGGCAATCTTGCCCTTCAACAGAGATGGCACAATGCTAGGGAGCCCCTCGCGGAGCTCACCAAAGAATTGTGCCGCATCGAACACCTCCGATGTCGGAGCCGTTCTTCCCCAAGACTGGAATGCGAATGTGTCGACGTTAGACGCCGGCATCGCTGAGTCGGGTTGCGCCGCAGTCGCGTGCAACCCGCCCCAGCCATCCACGTCCCAGTGATAATAAGAGGGTCGGGTAACCCTCCCCTTACCCCTCCAGAGCCACGTCAGACGTTCGAGAGTGAACGGGTGACCTGTATCAGGAGGCATTGGTGTGAGATCGAAACCTCGAGCGCGAAGAGCGCTTTCGAATTTGCGATCTCGGGAAGATTCCAGGAAGTACGCGTACTTGTCGACTTGGAAGTCAACAAGAGTCTCGTTCTTAAGATTCCCACGAGGGGATCCAGAACGGTAAGACGTAATTCGCGTCCAACGGTCAAAGTTAGTACCCGTTGCCGGGTAACTAACAGCACCAGTTGGAATGTAGGTCTGGCGGACTGTGCAAGTCCGCGGTAGATCTGCACTTATCTCCCTGAAATACGGCATGGCCATCCTATGGTTAATGTTCATGGACAACAATTCCCCTACACTGTTAGGGATATTGCTC